CCTCGTCGGCGCGGACGCGGTCGGGGAGCTCAGGCTCCCAATCTTTGAACATCCCGTCGGCGCGAAGTACGTACGACCGTCCGTCCCATTCCTGGCGGTAACAGCGGCTCCCAATCGTCGAGAATCCCGATGGCGCGGAGTACGTCGGCGTGTTTGCAGCGCGTCACCTCCTTGGAGCGCTGTTCGACCCAATCGGGGCAAGTGCATTGCAGCTTGCCCGTGTCCGAGACGGAGCAGATATACGACCCGCGCGAGCGATCCCCGTTCACCCGTCGCGTGCCGTTGGGCGTGCGGCACACCGATTCATCGATGTTGGCCATGTTCAGTGCGCTGACCTCACGCGAAGCTGATGCTAATGTCCGCACCCGCCGTCGGGTCGAATCTGTTTTTCAGGCTCAGTTTCTGCATGAACGCCTGATTGAGCGGCAAGTCGTACGGGAGGGACTTGATGGTGTTCTGGCCGTTCATCTGGATCGTGAGGTTTTGTCCCATCACTCCATTCGAAAACGCTGCAGCGACGGACTGTGCCGTGATCGCTTCCATTGCCGCTCGGTCATCCGGGCTGGCCTTGAGATAGAGCGTGGTGTCGAGCGTACTCGCCCGGCCACAGAACTGATTGACCTGAAGATATGACTGTTCGAACCAACGGCCGTCCAGGACGTTCTGGACCGCGATGGTGAGATCCTCGTACTCTGTCCGGACCGAGGCCACCGTCAGGCCGCCGGCGGTCATCTTGAAGGTATACGGACCGGTCGGGTACTCCGTTTCGGTGGGAGCAGGGAAAACAGTCGCGTTGGGGTCGCTAGTCGAATCCATCGCGTTCCCAGCCGACTTGCATGCTTGGAGATCGAGGGTCAGCATCGCCGTAGTTGACCGCCGAGAAACCTCGATTCGGACAGCGGCCACTTTAGTACCGCTAAACTGCGTCCGCTTATAAGTTCCATCCGAGCGGCGTACCGCATGATAGACTGAGCAGCTCGCCAAATCTCCGCTAGGCTCTGTCGTAGCCCAGGGATCGCCGGACCCGTCCACCCGGGTCAGTGCCCATCCAAGGAGGAACGCGGCCTGCGAGGGATAGAGTTTGGTCTTAAGCTGTCCCTTGCATTCGTAGTGGTCGCTGATGGCTTCGGCCGTAACGGCGTAGCCGCCGCCATAGGGGATCTCCTCGATGACCGGGGTGGCCACCATGCTGAAGCTGTTGCCGTCGATGAGGCGGACGTAGATCGCGTTAGCGCCGACGGTGGGCATCGAGACGGGGGTGTTGAGGGCGGATTCCTGGACGATGTACAGGAATTCCTTGGCCTGGTTGCTCATTCAATCGGCTCCGGGGTGTGACAAGTGCTGCGGTTTTTGAAGCGGTTGACTTAACGGTACACGGGGCGGATGACTTCTAGGGCGAACTGACCAGTGGCGAAGAATTGGCCCTCGGCATCGGCGTCGGGTCTGGGATCGTAGGCCGGCTCCCCGAACACGATCTCGCCGGTTTCCGCACCGGCACTCACCAGGGCCTGAGCGAATGTGAGCGAGGTGCCAAGTACGGGACTGTCCGGCTGAAGCGCGGTGACGATCACGTCGTAAAGGTCGGTCGTATCGTCGATGCAAAGCGACTGAACGCCCTCTTCCACGATTACGACCAGCGTTCCCTTACTTGCATCGGGGCTATACCAATCCACACTGCGGGGCTGCGGTGTCAGGCGCACCACCGGGGCTGAGCTGCTCGGCACGAAGGGCGCCTTGTCTGCCTGGACTCCTTTCCAGGACCTGAGATTCTCCGTGCCCACAACGCGCTTGATCACCGCGTCGTTTTCGAGTTGCTGAACGATCACGCGGAAGACCTTAGTCCAGACCGAAGATGGCATCTTGAGCGCTTTGGCCATGAGTTACGCACCCTTTGTCAGGAAGAAGGCTTTGAAGTGCTGCCGAAGTTGGACCCCGCCCACCGGCGAGATCCCGCGACGTCCCGCCGCAGGCGCGGCCAGTTCGGCCGCTTCGAGCCCGAGCCCTTCTCACAACCCGTGGCCGACCGGTCAGCCAGCGTACTCGCTCGATCGATTGGGCGAGAGCCGGAGGAGCCTTCACGAATACATTGGGTCGGCGCACGAACAATCAATACTCACGTCCGGGAACCCGTCCCCGTTCGTGTCCAGACTCAGGGTGAGACAGGAACCGAGGTAATCGGCCTGGCTATGGTACATCCGGGCCAGGCGTGCGTATTGACCCGCCTTGTCTCCCATCCCGACCTGCCCCTCGCAGATAAACGCCAGCGCCTTCTTCGCCGCCGCCTCGCAGATCTGATCGGTGAGCATGAGGGTGTTGTTGTCGAGTTGATCCTGCAGCCAGGTCGATCGGGCGCCCGATCGCCGTGGCCCGAAGGCTTGCGACCCGACCACCATCGTCATGGCCGCGACGCGGTAATGGGCGTGAGCGAGGTCCTCAATCCAGCTCCGAGCCCGGCCGCACTGTTCCGACCACCCGGCGGTGTCGTCCCCGGTCTGGAGCTGCCGGAGCCAACTGCGGCCATAGCGGTATAGAAGCGCAGTAGCTTCGTTCTGGGTGTAGGGGTAAGTGGTCGGCACGGCATCGGTGCCTGGTCCCTGGAGTATGTCTATTGTGCAGCCGTAGGCGTCCAGGGGATCGGAGCTTGGTGGCTGGACTCGCGCCAGAAACTCGTACCGGCCCGCGGCCAGCGCCGCCGTATCCGCCGCCGTCAGGCTGACCATGATCAGGCCGGCCGAAGGGGTGGCCCATGTGACGCTGGGCGTGTAGCTGACCGGCTGCGCGCCGCCCGGCCAGAGCTGGCCGGTAAGCGTCTCCGAACCCGTGTAAGCGATCGGATTGCCGTTACCGTCGCAGATCGTCGAGGTCCAGGAGAGCGCGCCCCCCTGGCTAACTTGGTAGTTCTCGTTGGTGAACATGGTTGGTCAGGCCCTCACGCTATGGGATTGCCGTGGGTCGGGCCCCAGCCGCTGGCCATGCGAAAAACCGGGGTCGGGACTCGCCCTCGGAGCCGGCGTGGGGGTGGGACTCGACATGATCGGCCGCGGGAAGAACATCGGTGCAAAGAAAGCCGCCGCGAAGTAAGTGCCGGTGAACATCGCTCGCATCTGCCTCGTCTCAGGCTCAGGCCGGTGGGGAGAGTGTGACCGCGGTTCGATTGCCGTAGGCATCGACGTCGACGGAGATCCTCGTGTGCGCTCCGGTCGGGTCCTTAATGTTGATCGTGCTCGCCCCGCCCGTCGCGCCGGCCAGGAGCGATGTCACCGCATCGAGGATCAGGTTCAGGGCCTGGCGGGCATTCATCGTCTCGACAGTGACCGCGTCAAGCCCCGCCGACGAGAGCGCCACGCCGGCGGTCACGCTGCCCACGGACCCGGTGACCGACGCCACGGGACCACCCGCGTAGATTGACCGGCTGCCCACGTTGGTATCGAGCCGCGCGAGGCCGAACGCCGTGGCGTCCTGATAATTCACCGCGTCAAGCTCGTAGAAGATCTGCGTGAGCAGCATGTTCGTAGCGCCGTAGAGCCGCACTACTGCCCACTTGGCCCCCGAGGCGCAAACGTTATCTGGAATCCCCAGCTCGTAAGCGCCCGGGGCGCTTCCGTCGGCCACGATCGTCCCCGCAGTCGAGCTGCCGGGCGGCGATCCCAGGGTGCCGGCCGCGAGCGTGACGGAATGCCAGGACGATTGGCCTTGCCGGCGATATTCGCAGACCAGCCCCGAGGTATTGTAGGCCAGCCCTGAAAGTCCCGCGCCCGTGGAGGAGCTGGTATCGGCCACAAAAATCGGCTCGGTGACCCCGTTGGTTCCGGCTGCAAGTTTTCGCCGCATTGACTATTCTCCGAAGCCGCCATTCATGGACTGGTTCGCAATGAGCCCGCGTGGCGAAAAGGTCATTGCCCTGGCCGCCGCTGCCGCCTGAAGCAGGGCCACCACCGTGATTCCGGTTGAGCCCGGGTGAACGCCGTCGTAGAGATCCAAGGTGTTGGCCTGCATGAACTGATAGAGCTGCCGGTCGCCCTGGAAGATGTTCACCCCGTCCACCAGGCCATCAATGACCGGGTGATACGACTGGAGCAGGACGTCCGAGTTTGCGTCCCAGCTCCCGCCCGGTACGACGTAGCTCGAGTAATGCACGATCACCTTCAGGCCGTTGGCGATGAGGTATGCAAAGATCGCTTCGAGGTTAGCCTGATAGGTCGATGCCGATATATTGCTCGCGGTGCGGCTGTCATTTGTCCCGAGCATGAAATTCACGAACGTGCATCCGGATGCGACAATGCTCGTCACTGCGGCCGGCAGATAGCTTCCCGAAGGCAGCCAATCCGAAGTCTGCGTACCGCTCAGTCCCCGGTCATTGATGCTCACCGGCCGTCCCAGGAGGATCGCCAAGTCGGTCCCGAGCTGGCTCGCATAGTAAGCGGCCCACGAATCGCCGATCATTCCGTAGTTCAGCGTGGCCGCAGAGAGTGTGCACGTGTCGCCTGTGCTCGGGTCGGTGATCGTGATAACTCCGACTGATCCCGCGTTGACGGTGATGGTGACCGACGTGTCGGAGATAATCGCCTGGCCGGTGATCGATACTCCATAGCCCGTGGCGGCGAGGGTGAACGTCGGGTTGGTGCTGGTCCAGGATGTCCCCACGCCAGTGAGCGTGATTACATTTCCATCGGTCTGTGGAACGAACGTGCTGGGTGAAGCCGAGAGGGTCGTGCTCGGCGGATTCGCGTCGTAAATCAGCACGCGGGAATAGTGACTACTGGACAGGCTGGCGATTCCGACGTAACCCGGTACGAGCATTTCGCCCGTGGTTGTCGTCCCGCTGATGGTCGCCAGCGGTGTGGCCGCGGGGCCGCCCATTGAGGTCAGCACGGCAGCGTTCACGGTGTCGATGTAGACGCTTGCCGAGTCGTAGACCTTGGCCGTCAGGGTGCCCGTTCCCGAGGCGACCACGTACTCGATCCAGAAGACGGTATCGGCGGTCACGGTCGTGCTGAGCGCAGCATTCTGCGGCGCCATGCTCGCCGCGCCGAAACCGTCCACGTAGAGATTGGTCCCCGCATTGACCCAGACCCCGAGGAAGTCCGAGGCGTTCGCGTTGACCGCGCGCACCAATCCACTGGTGTCATTGCAGACGACGATCAGGACCGGCTGAACCTCGGTCTCCGCCGACGGCCGCAAGATCGGGTGGCCCGAGTAGTCGCCCGATGAGACGAAACAGGTATCCGAGGCGACGGAGCCGGAAAACCCGCCATAGTCGATCCAGCCATTACCCACGCTAGTCGTATTGCCGGCCGCGCCGGGCGTTGTATTGGAGCGCGTAAAGGGGTCGTCGAGGATCAGTTGTGGACTTGACATGTGTACTTAGCTCGATCGCACCGGCAGAGGAAAATCCAACAGTGCGCGTTTCCGACTGGGCATCGGACCTAATCGCTTCGTCTGGGATTTTGGCGTCGGCGTAGGAGTGGGAGTGGGTGTTGGCGTCGGCGTGGGTGTCGGCGTCGGCGTCGGAGTGGGTGTCGGCGTCGGCGTCGGAGTGGGTGTTGGCGTCGGCGTCGGAGTGGGGGTAGGAGTAGGAGTAGGCG